GCTGCTACCTCTCGGTAAGGAAGCACTCCTGCCCCGGGGGAGGCTGTTTGGTGGACTTCCACCTCATCGATGTACGCCAGGGCGCCTGCGTCAACTCCGATGTAAAGGCGAGAAATATACAGGCTCTTGGACTAACAGATCCCCGATGGGGCTGACGCGCGCGAAGAAGTCACGTACTGAAACATCGCGTATTGAGTTTTCTGGGAGGTAGGCCATTAGGTGAGGCTCCAAGCGTCAACGCCGTTGGACACCAAAGTTAGCGCGCTGTAGGGCACATCTAAAACGATGGACGTTTCGCCGTCTACCGTCTCCGCCCCGTCAGGCGCCAGCGTGATGTTGTAAGTCGCGGCAGATCCATCCCCGTCCTTTAACACCAAACTCTTCCCCGCCGCTACATCTGCCGCGCTGGGGAGGGTGAGAGTCACCGCAGCCGCGCTGCCCACGACGGAGACAATACAGTCAGAAACGGTTACGGTGGTGGATGCTGCTACCTCTCGGTAAGGAAGCACTCCTGCCCCGGGGGAGGCTGTTTGGTGGACTTCCACCTCATCGATGTACGCCAGGGCGCCTGCGTCAACTCCGATGTAAAGGCGAGAAATATACACCATCGCGAAGCGAGCCCCCGCAGGTGCCGTCACGTATAGCTGCGCCGTTGTCCAAGAGGTGGACTCCGCCAACACCACGCTAGCGCTCCCCCCGATGGCCCCCGTGGCATATGTGCCGTCCGCAGTCTGGTCAAAGAACAGCACCACAGCCGAAGGCACCGCTGTAATTGCCGCGCTGGTTTTGTACCTCACTCGCATCACCAGCGGGACGCCTCCCGTCACAATAAACTGGGCGGAGTAGAAATCCAGGGGGTTAACGGCGGCCATGTCCATTCGGACATACCTGTTGCCCGAGACTCCGTTGCCGTCTGTCGGAAAGGTGAGGCGCGCTGCGGTGCCGTTAAGCGTCCAGTGATCGGGAAAGCCCGTACCATCAAAGTACGTCTCAAAGCCCCCGTTTAGGGGCAGCCTGGCCGTGTTGATGTGGCTGTTTATGTGCGCGGCATACGCCCTGCCTGCTACGAAAGACTGCACCGCGCTGGGCTGGCTGCGGAGAATCCTCTCAGCGTTTCTAGATCTCGACACCAGCCTGTGGTAGTACGTAACCCCCGGGATTAAGTCCGTGATGTCGAAAGTGCGCGCCTTGGAAACGGCCTTTAGGGAGGAGGAATTGACGGTAAACCCTGCCGAAGTGCCTATGTGGTGCTCAAATTCCTCTACGTAGGCGTTTTTGTCTGGAGTCATCGCAGCCACCACCCGGGCGCCCCCGATGATGGCACTCACCGTAGGGTTGACGCCTCCTGCGGCCTGGAAGGTTGTGGTGACATGGCGCCCCCCCGGCTTGGCACGCGTTGAGACTCTCTCCCATGCGCTGTAACCAAGGGCGGGGGCCCCGCGCATGCGTAGAGTAGTCCTGATGTGTCCTCCCTCCGCGCGGTGCGAGTACCCATAAACAGCCAGCGTTTGATTAGCTGAAAAGCGCCTGCCATCGGCCGTCAGCGTGTACCTGTCCCCGAGCTCGACCCAGGGAAACCCTCGGGCTAACTCCACCTCTACCTCTGCCGTTGGATCCTTACAGTCGGACAGCATGGCGTTAGCCATGAGAGTAGCTTCGGTGCTGGAGTCAATTTGAGAGGCGCTATCCTCCGCGATTTCGGCAAAGCGTCTGCCGTAGGTGGTTATGGACGTAGCGTCCGTGACATTAACTATTTTGCGCTTCGGGGTGCCGTCGGGCCAGGTGTCGGAAGCGTCCGAATACACCACTCTGATGGCATTTCGGATATTGTCCAGCGCTACCGCAAACTGCGCGATGTCCACCCAGTCACTGCTTGAGAAAGTCCGATCCACCGTGGCCTTAGCCCTGTCGGGCTGGTAAAGCCGCAGTACAAAAGCGCGATCCGTAGTGTCCCAAACGTAGCGACAATCCCAGCCGATCTGCTGGGCCAGTTTGCGCAAGGCGTCTAGGGTACCCTCGCGCGCCTGCAGGAATTGCTTTATTAGCCAACTGGGCGAGCTCGGCACGTCCAGCGTTACCGTTAGGCCTGTGTCGGTGATAATCTGCTGCATCACAGTTTCTACAGCGGTACCTGCGCTGGACGTGGCAGCCTGGTAGGTATGCACGCAAGTACCATCTGCTACGGTGCCGGCCCCTGGCCAGGTGGGCTCTGTAGTGGTGGAGGTGCCTGCCGTTGTTACCTTGTAAAACTTCGCGTTTCCAGAGTCCCCCGTGCCTCGAGTGGCGGGGAGGATGTACTCATTAAGGGCATAGACGGTATTAGGCTCCCAGACGCGCATCGAGGTACCCAGCCCCCCGCTGCCGTAGGAGTAAACTCTCTCCGTCTCAATGAAGGCATCTTGTACCAGGCCCCCCAAGTCTCGAGCGCTAACGGCTATCTGGGGGCCCCTGCCGGGGTCTACCGCATCGATAACTCCCTCAAAAACGGGCATCCAGTCCCCCAGCCCAGGGGATAAGTCCATAGGCACGACAGATGTGTCTATGCGGATGTTTCGGCCAGGGTGGATTAGGGCAGCGTAGGAGGTGGCTGGATCAAACGCGCGGTTTAGCGCACTGCTTTGCATGTGGGGGGCTAGCGAGAGGTTTTCTACTTCCCTCTTAAGAGTCACCTCTGCGGTACGATGCGGCGAGTCTATGTCCTCGTCCCAGCTTGCGCTGTCTACCAGGTTAATGCCTGGCCACGTAGTTAAGTCGCGCCAGTAGTAGCCTTGCCCCCTCTCATAGTCCGCACGGATTTCCGCATCAGTGCGCGCGGTTTTGCTTAGGTGGACCTCATCCACATCCCCAGTGCTGTAGGCTACCGAATACGTTTCGCGTCCAATATTAAGGTTTGCGTTATTGGCCCACACCGTATTCGGCTGCGGATAGGGCCCGTAGGTTTCTGCCGCCGCGCCCCCATCAAGTATTAAATCCATGTAGGCCACCGTGCCTACGTGTCTGCGCCTGATCGTGATGTGGTGCCACTCATTCGCAGGGAAAGTCCAAGAGGATGCGTGGCTGATGGTGCGGTAGGTGCCTCCAGATCCAAGATCCCAGTACATGGCGGCCATGCCGCTGGTGTTGATAAGGAACTGGACGGGCATATTCCCACCCACTCCAAAGTCAGGGCGCCCCTCGAAAACGTAAATTTCGTTGCCTGCAGATCTCTTTATCCATGCCTCTACCGTCAGCTCCCCCTGCATGCCCGCGCGGACGGTGGCATCCCCCGCCCGCGTGAAGTACTCTGCAGTGCCGTCAAAGTGCCTGCCGTTCCCTATTTTCCCAGTCACCACGGAGGGAGATCCGCTTTGCGTCAGCGTGTAGCCCCCGCTGCCTGCATCTACCGCATTGTCCCCCGCTGCTGCCTCGTTAAGGCGCCACAGCCCCAGGGTGTTGGAGTCGACTACGTGCCCCGCCGCAGTGAAAGAAGCAGTCTTCACCAGTACGCGCGTGTGCTCTGCGGCCTGTCCGCTGTCCAGCACTGCATCCTGCGCGTCCGTTATTGTCCTCATACCTGACTCAAAATGACGGACAGCAGCTTGGCGTTTGTCACCAGCGATCCGCTTAAGTACACCTTAGCAGGCACCATCGAGACTTCCCCTAGGGCGCTCCGAGTCGTCGCCTCTGGGATGATGTCCCCCGCTAGAGTCAGCGATGGGAGATTCGAGAATGCCGAGGAGGCCACGCCAAAAACAGGAGGCCAGTCAGCAGGCACCAGAAAAGGCAGCAGCACGAGATCGTCATAGTCAACGGCGGATCCGGTGGTGTTTGTGATGGTTGCTGTCCCACTCGCCACAGAAAACCACGTGGTAGACAGCGCGTCATTTCGCACGCCGTCATACCACTTTTTCCCGTCACTAAGCACCGTGTAGTGATGCCATACGGCCGTCTCGTACCGCCAAAACATCGCAGTCCAGTTACTCCCCAGTGCGGCTGCGTAGCTGATGGCCCCCGTGGTAGCAGTGACGCGCAGAATGGCCGCGCCGAATTTAGGAGTCCCCGCAGGGTTGGTGGCTGCGTACCCTGCCACTGGGCCAAGGCCCTTGCTGCCGTAGAGGGAGGTGTCAAAACTCCAGCGCTCTCCCAGCCCCCTGAGGTAGCTTTCCCAGGCTAAGGCGTTGGCGCTTGTCATCGGGGTAGTCTCAAACTCCAAGTCTCTCTTTACGGAGAGGCGAGACTTTCGCAAAGTGCCGTCATAGGCGGGGGTAGTGTCCCCGATTTCCCTTCGGGTTTCCTGGGCACTGCCCTCTTGGATGCTACCCCCTAACTCCACTCCGTTTACGGTTAGCCAGGGCATCAGGGACTCCCGAGGATAGATCCAGTGGCCTGGAAGCGTTTGCGCTGCTGGGCTGCGGCAATCATGGTAACCAAGTCGTCCATCCCGTAGACGTTACCCATCACCTGCACCGTAACAGAGGCGTTAGGCGCGCGCGTACCAACGATGCCCGTCCCGCCCGTGCCCCCGCCTCCCTGGGCACTCATCGCGGCAAAGCGCGCTGCCGCCACCTTGAAGCCTTGGGGGATGTTGGTGAGGGCCTCAGTCGCGCTGTACATCGCTTGCGTGTTTTCGTACCTCGCGGCTACCTCCTCCGTGGTGGCGTCTACCTGCTCGTAAGTCATGTCAATTACGGCCTGCAGCGCCGCATCAAAATTGCCTATAGTGGCCTGCGCAATGGGCCGCCCCAGCCCTATCATGGCGAGGAAGTCGTTAAGCTTTCCGACTATCCAGTTATAGACACCTACGACACCATCCACCAGCCATTTGACTGTCACTGCCGTTATTTTTGCCACCTCGAAGAGTGCCCTGCCCAGCAAGCCGAAGACAAAGTTAAGGGGCTGGAGGACAGTAAGCAGCGCGTTAGCAAGTGCCCCCATCAGCGCCATATTCTTTACTAGGGGGTTTAGCATCTTCACGAAGAAAGACACCCCCTCTTCGACTTGCTCTATAAGCTTAGCAAACCCTTTACCCTGGCTTAGCAGCGCCGCAACGGCGCCTATGATGGCCCCCCAGGGGCCCCCTGCCTGCATCCCTTGCATCGCGCCAGAAACCACGGCCGAGAATTTTGGCGCTGCCTGGAGGAGTGCGCCTTGCACTATGCGGCCAGCCGCGCTGAAAGCGCTCCCTATTTTAGCCCCCAGCGCCTGCGCATCCTCTGACAGACCCTCTAGCAGTCGCGTTTTGTCCAACCCCCCCATAGTCGCAGTGCTCGTGCTTCCGATGCGCGTACTATCCGCCCTCACTACTCCGCCGAGCTGCCGTGCCATGTCCAAGGGGTTTAGAGAGACGGTTGGAACCGTAGTCCCCGCCATGGCATTCTTGATACCCGTAGCTACTGCCACCTTATTGGCAAACGCATTACCCGAGGTGTCAAACATCTTCCCGAATTTAGCGATGACTCCATCAATGCCCGTCAACTCTAGGAAATTGCCGAAAGAGTCCTTGATGCCATCCACCACCAGATCGGCCCCCCCGGACAGCGCCTTACCTATGCTGTCTGACACCTTAGAGAGGGGGGCGTTAATGGCCGCCGAGGCTTTCTCTAGTGTCCCTCGAGCCCCCTCGAGGAGAGGGTTTCGGATGCCGAGCTTGCCCGCAGTGGCGGAGTGGATGGCCTCTTGCGCAGATAGAATGCCCTTGGCCAGCCCCAGCCACATATTGGCCAGGCTGCGGATATTGTCCACCATGAAGGTGAAGTAGTTGGCTGCGAAACCTCTAGCCGTTTCAAATATTCCTCCCCCGATTGACTCCTCGAGGGCTTTACCGTATCGCTGCCACAGTCCGTACCCCGCGCCCAGCAGGAGCGCGATGCCCGCCAGCCCCGCTGCAATCGCCAGGGTAACAGGCAGCAAGGGCAGCAGAACGGCTGCCAGGCCTGCCAAGTCCCCCACAATGCCGACGATGGCCCCAGCAGCGCCGACGAATACCAGCACCTTGGCAGTCATCTCGGCGATGTCCGTTATGGTTTTTCGCTGGGAGGGGCTGAGGGAGTCCCATGCGCGCACAAGTTGCGTAACAAACTTGGTGACGGCATCTAGGGCGGGAATAAGCGCCGTCCCTATCCGCACTGCTAGGTTGTCGTAGGCATTACCTAAAGCGTCGACGTGCGCCTTGACTCCCCTGTCATATTTGGCAGCATCGGAAATCATCTTGCTGCCTATTGCCGTTATGGCCGCACCCACAGCGGCCACCTTGTTAGCGGCCCGCTGGAATTTATTTCCGAAGTTGTCGATTGCGTCTAGCGCGCTCTGGAGCCCCTTAGTAAGGGCCCTGGCATCGGCCGTCAGCTTTAGGGCTATCTCTTGGACTATCACTTGCGCCCTGCCTCTCTCTTAGACTTGGCCAATGCTTTCTCTTCGTCTTCGTGGCGAAGCTTGAAAAAGCACCTTAGCTCGAGCAAGTCAGCCATCGTGAGTTTCTCCTCGAGCTCGCAGGGCAGGCGCCCGAATTCCAACGCGATGGCTATAACGTCGCGTCTGAAGGGGCGCCCTCGAAGTTTTTTTCAATCTCCTCGGGCGTGGTGTCGGATGATAGGCTTCCTAGGGCCTTCATGAAGGCGCCTACAAAATCCTCTACTCCCCGATCCTCCATCGCGTTAATGTCTGCTGGCTCAAACACCAAGTCCTCTGTGCCCGGGACATACACGCACCGCACCAGGGCCTGCATCAGCGCCTTGAGGTTGTCCCTCTTGCCCTTTTTGTCGGTGCTGATGGAGTCAATAGCGCGCTGCACCTTGAGAGTAGGACGGCGCACCTCGAATACTTCGCCTCCCCACTCCACCCGCGCGCTCTGCACCACCGCTGGGGCTCCTAGAGTAACCTGCCTCAGCCTGTCGCGCCTCGAGTTTTCGCCCATGTCTGCTCTCCTAGCGTTACTACGTGCCCTGTGCTACGTGCCCCATCCGAATCCGACAGTTACGGCCGTGGATCCGGTGCCCACAGTGCCGGTGCGCACATGCCCAGTCAGCGTCATTGTGAGGGAGATGAGGCCATCCGTATCTCCCTTGGACTCGAGATCGACAAGCTGGAACCATCCTCTAAAGTAGTCCCCGCCCGAGTAAGGGAGGATGGAAACCAGCATCGGGCCCGCGTAGAGGGCCACCGCTGCCCCGTCTATGGTTACCACCCCGCCCCCCGAGTCCAAGTCATCGTAACGCTGGGCGGTAGTCTCGAGGGTTAAATCGGCCGTCTGCAGCCCTACTAGGCGCTGCTTGGCTGCGCCTCCATTTACCGCACTGATGTCCAGCACAGTCCCCGCCACCTTAAGCGAGAAAGTCCGCACCAGCGCGATGTCCAGCAGGGGGAGGTAGCTGCCACTCATCGTCACAGGGCCAGCCCCTGGATCCAGCGTCAGCGTAGCCTTGCCAAACAGAAAGTCCGCTGCTGTGGCAGCCACAGCCACGGCATTATCCTTTACCGTCAGTGCTGTACCGGGATCGATGATGCGCTTGGCTGCGGTGTTGAGTTGGTACTGGTACCCAGTAACAACGGTGCTGGCCTCGTCAGTGAAAGCAGTGGAGGCGCCAGTAGTCTGGATGAGAGATCCGTGCGCTGCTTTGACGGCCATGGCGACTCCTTAGGGCTTCGCGACGCGCGCGCCGTTACCCAGCAGCGAGATGGAAATCTCCACCAAGCCATCCACAGATGCCTTGGTTTCGTAGGACTCGACAATGCACGGGTAAGAAAACCCGTTAGTCCCATCGGGCAGGACTGTGACGTACAGCGTGGCACCAATGACGGCGCGCATCAGTGCTTGCGGCGCATCCGCTTGGGAGTAGTCCCCGGACAGCGAGATAGTCACGTCCCGAAGCCCAGTCATCCTCTTTTTGTACCCCGAGGTGTCTGCAAAGTCTGTAATGTCCAGCACGGTGGCGGAGTCTTTAACCGTAAACTCCTTAAGCTGCCCGAGGAGGTTAGCCCCTCCGTTGACATCCGTTGTCGCGACCGAAACCGCTGCACCGTGCGCCGCAATTGAAGCCATTGTTTTACTCCTTTAGCTTTTGGCGACTCGCGCGCCGTTGCCTACAAGTGAAACTGAAATTTCAATAAGCCCATCAATCTCCCCCTTGATTTCGTAGGACTCCACGAGGCAAGGATAGGAGAATCCGTTAGTCCCATCAGGCAAGATGGCAAAGTACAAGGAGGTGCCAGCCACAGCCTTTAGGAGTGCCTGGGGGGTGTCAGTCTGATCGTAGTCCCCAGACAGCGACACGGAGACATCAGTTAGCCCCGCTAGGCGTGTTTTATAGCCCGAGGTGTCCTTAAAGTCCGTGATGTCCAGCACCGTGGTGGAGTCCTTAACAGTACACTCCTTAATGCCCACGAGCAGATCGTTAGCGTCCTGCTCGTCCAAGGCAGCGACGTACAATTCGACTGGGTGGGCTGCTATTGAGGCCATTTTTACTCCTCCGCCATATTGTCACCCTGTAAAGCGCGCGTCAAAGTTAAGGCTAAAGAGGTTGCGCCCATCTGCATCCACCAGGCCCTCGGGCTGGCTAGTCCTAGACAGCAACGACACATAGCCCGATGGGGCATTTTGCTGGAGGTACCCAAGGACGCCCCGGGCCACAGCCTCCCCTTGCTCGTGGCCCCCCAGGCCTGCATTACCCCTTACAAAAATCTGGACGGCTGCGGTAAACATTGCAGAGGCGGTGCTGTGCAAGTAAGGCACGGGAGGGGGGCCGCCGCTTGAATTGACGATGACGGAGAGTGTGGGGGCCACGTGCTCTAAGTCCGAAAACAGGTTAGTCCCGCTGGTTAGCGCCACGCTGCCCAGCGTTTGCCCGTTCAGGTGGGACACAATGTCGGCTGCTACATCCTTAACCGTCATCGCTTTTTACCTTTCTTGGGCTTCTTGTCCTTCTTGTCCTGGGCTTTGTCTTTCTCGATGAGCTCGTAAACCGTCTTAATGGCCCTGCGTGCCCCTGCGACACTGTCCATCCTCGAGGACGTGCGGCGCCCAGCGCCCTCAGGGCGGGGGGCTGGGGGTCGCCCGCGATCTCCCCCCTCACGCATAATGGCGCTTCGCACCTTTCGAAAGGCGATGCCTATGACATCAACCCCCACTGCGATTAGGGCTTTCTCGAGCCACTTGTA